TCACTTCAACAGAGCTTCAAGTTTCGCCTTCGTTTTAGGACCGTAAATTCCATCAGCAGACAGCCCGTTCATCAGTTGGAACCGTTTGACCGCGTTTGCCGTTTTCGGCCCGTAATAGCCATCTATGCCGTTATTTTTGGCACCTTTGTCTGGATAATAATATACAGCCGCTAAAGCCTCTTGAATCTGACGGACAGCCGTTCCTTTCATCAGCGGGCTTTTCACTTTATAGATGCCGGACGGCAGCGTGTATTTTTTGCTCGTTTGCTTTTTGCTTGAGGATGATGACTTTTTATCTGGTGTTGTTTTGGAAACCGTCTTCTTTCCAAGCAAGCTATCGACTTTTTTCCTGAATGTCGTCAGCTGGCTTGCATCCCTCACCCAGGGAGTCGGACAGCTTTTATTTGTCACATCGTAATGGCGGACAATTTTGTTTGTAGAAAGGCCGTAACGCTTGCACAGATCGGCAACCAGTTCAGCAGCATTTTGAATCGTTTGGCTGTGAATCTTGCCATCTTTTTCGACGCACATTTCAACACCGATTGCCGTTGTGTTAGCGTTTGGTTTTAAAAAGCTGACATAACAGCGATTTTGATCATGGGCATGATATGCGACTTCGTTTTCAGGGATGATGTGCTGCGCCTCTTTACGGTCCACAAAATAATGGGCTGAAGCGTAACGTTTATCAGCGATACATGTGCCGTTGAAATAATTTCGCTCATTCAGTGCGGACGCGCCAGGAGTAGCCGTCCAGTGCATGACAATCCCTTTCACTCCTGCCAACTTCAACCCTGGCCGAGTATATTGATTGACTTTCACATAATTCTTCACAACTTTAACCATCTGAACCACTCCTATTTTGTTTTAAATAAAAAAGGCTGCCAGCCGGCAACCTCATTTCGTTAACCCTTTTTGTTTTAGAACTTCTTTTTGCTGCTTTCCTTTGCCAGTGACATAGTTATTTTTGAACCAAGCGACCACAGACGTAATGATGGTGAATGCCGCAGAGCCGGCCAAATACAAAGCGTCTGCGAGCGTGTTGATCTGATCTTCACTGATTGGAAGAACTGGCTTCCCGAATACGATCAAAGTCTGGTTTACCAACGCAATAAAAAGAAGCACCGTCCGAACGACCGTGCCTTTGTCGAATGTTGTCATATTGTGTCTTCCTCCTTATTTTTGAATAAAATTAATGAAAAGCGCCGCAATCCCGGAGATCACCAGTGTACAAACCGCTGTGATGATCGCGCCTGTTATGCTGCGCTTGATCCAAGTTGTGTTTTCCTCAATCTTGTTGAGCTTATCATTGATCGACATAATCTGTTGGTCATGCCGATCAGACGCCCTTTCCAACGTGATGACTCGCTGTTCAAGCGTTTTGTGATCGGCCTTCAATTCGGTAATCTCCTGCTTGAAGACGTCCCATTCGTTTGTTTGATGCATGTCCTGAAATCCTCCTGTTCTCACATCGTTTTCACCTCCCTCGAGGCAAAATAAAAACACCCTTATTGAGCGCTTGTCATTCCTAAATCCACACAGACGGCGGGTTTGTCATAGCTCCGGCCTGTTATTTCTTCGTATTCTGCCGGAGTAATATGGCCCCAATCTACGTAATCTCTCATGATTGAGTCATCATCATAACAACCCCAATCATAAAACTGCTTAATAGCCGCAAAGTCTGGATACATCATGAAGAACCATCACCTTTCAATGATGCAACTTCTTTTTGAAGACGGGCCAATTGATAAGAGAGTAAAGCGTTTTGCTTTTTTAGCAGCTCAATTTCACTCGCTTCAGGCTCCGGAGGCTGCAAGCTTTCAATGTACTCTTTTGTAGCCGTCTCCTTCCAGACCTTTTCGTCCGGATAAAATTTCGGAAGGTATAAACCCGGGTCAAATGGAATGTCCGTCCATCCATCCGGGATTTCATAGTTCCCTTGATCATCAGGCTGAATAATATCATTATCAATCAATAAGAACGTCTCTTTGTCATATTTAAAAATGTTTTTCATGACTTATCTCTCCTACAGGGGAATAATTTCGTCCAAACCATAAGAAGTTATGTTGTCGGACTTATCAGCGATTTGCCCCTCCAGCCTCATATTTCCGTTTGTTTCGATATACAATTTGGTCATCCCTGTTGTACCGAATATAGGAACAAGTCTGCTGCGGAGCTGGTCGGGTCTATAAGAAGCTGGTAGCGTCCCAAAGATCACGCCTCTATTGGTAATGATCTCGCCTTTTAAACACAGAAAACCGCCAACCACCGCGCACATAACTTTTCTAGCCCCATGTTTCGCACCGTTTTTTAAAGGAACTTCAGTCCAGACAGGTTCAAAGTCAGTGGAAGTTAATATTCTTTTCCAACCCCTAAAGTCACCATTTGTATGGATGGTCGCGAACCACATCTTATTGTGGTAACTTGCTGTGGCTATAATTGTTTTTCTTCCAGAGTTTCCATCCATAATGTCATAATTGAACCATCCAGCATCATTAGGGTCGGGGTTATTAAGCAGTCTATTATTGATACCGTAATAAAAACCAGGCGGCAAAGTTAATAAATCAGTACCATCAGGAATAAGGATTCGCACACCATTATCTTGTGTCAATTTATACAGTTGCCCCTTATTCCACTTAGTCCGCTCATCAGCGGTAATATGGCGCACATTATCCGCAGTATGTGCATCAAAATCCGTTTTTGCCGCCTGCTTGACGTTATCGACGTTTGCCAATCCAACCTGAGACTTCGTTACCTTATGCGGATTATCAGTTTTAGCCGCGTGTTCGTCGGTGTAGGCTTTCGCATTCTTCTGTGCGGCATCCGCTTTCTGCTGGGCACCGTCCTTCGTTTCGATATTATTGAGCGTCTCGAACTTCTTCTCCAATTTGGCAAGAAGCTGTTCGGCATCCGCCGCCATTTCCTGAATAACGGCTTTAAGCGTCTCGAAATCTTCGATATAGTATTCAACAATCGGCGCAATGCTTTGATCAACAAGCGCCCTATCGATCACAAACGAAAATTTATGCACACTCATCTTTTGGCCGTTGTCGTAATTGACGTAAAGCTCAGCCTGCACCGTGCCATAATGCTTAACTTGTTCCGGCGTTAAGACATAAAAAATAGCGCCCTTCAGCGCGTCTTCGACTTCTGTATTGACGTAGACCTGGCTGCCGTCAGTAAACCTCATGAATAACTTGGCATGGGTTGCCTTACTTATCGGCAAAGGTACACCGTCCTTTGTCAGATTAAACGACAATTTTGCGGTCCCGATATCTTGCGTACTAAATTGAATATTTGCTGATACACTTCGCTTCACTTGTGCATTGACATCAAAGTGCACAGCCGTATTTTTATAAATCATTGGTTCACCTCCCCTTTCAATTAGCTGCTGCTTTTTGTATTGATTTTTCTAATATAGTCATCTTTTGTTGTCCCGTAATACCCGTTAAAATTGGAATCTCCCTGAACGATGACGCGGCCAGTTCCTTTTGTGTTGGTGACATTCACCTCTGTTGCAGCGTCTTTTACTAAAATGGCAAACGCCTTCTCGACGCCTCGTATCCGGCTATTTTCAATCCGTCCGTCGTATCCATTTTCCACATAAATGCCGCCGCGCCCTCTCGTACTGCTTTGCTCTTTATTGGTATTCATCACATTATTATCTCTCACATCAAAGTGATCGCAGTTTTGAATGAAAATACCGTTGCGGCCAGTGGTGTTAATTTCGTTTCGATCAATAGAAAGGTGATATGATTTCGGCACGGTAGAAGTTTTATCTCTGCTTTTTTCGACGTAGATTGCTTCTGTATCAACACAGGAAACATAATTTCGATCAATAAAGGTGTTGTAACAGCCTTCTATCCACATCCCTCTTCTTCCCCCAAAAATCCGGTTATCAGAGATGAAAGCATTTCTTGCAAAGACTAATTTGATGGCTTGCTCATAGTCATATTCACCAATCTCTTTTGCTTTTAATTTAAAGTAGTTCCCAAAAATACGAATGCCATCGCTCCAGGCGACTTCGTTGTTATATATTTGCCCAAACGATAAGATTCCGTATGACTTGTAATCATAAAAATCATTTCCCTGAATCAAGACGTTTTGTGCATTTTGGGGGCGATTCATTTGGACTCCTGCAGCATTTTTAGAACTTTCAATTCCTCCAGCTGCTTGGGAAATTCGAATACATTCATTATTGCGCTTAAATCGATTGTTTAAAATCTTAACTTCGCCCCATTTAAACGTTCTTACCCCTGCAAATCCACAGTCTTCAATCGTATTGTCAAAGATTGTGATGTTTTTTTGGAAAATATCATAAACAGCATAGTGATTTCCTATTGCAGAACCCCAGCCGCCCAACAACTCAGATTTACCAAAATGATTATGGGCGATATAAACGTTTTGATTAGGGGTGCCGTCAAACGCTCCGAATTGATTGACGCCCATTTCAACAAATTCCCCAAGCTGTATGGCTTCTGAGAAAGGGCGTTTTCCGCTCAAGTCTATGAATCCAAAAAAATTGCTCCTTGTGATCTGGAGATTGTTGATCCCATTGGCATCAATGGCATGGGCGGTAATCGTGTCTTTGAAAGTTACGCGGTCAATCCAAATATTATTTGCATGGCCTAAAATGATTGAGTCCATCGCAGTAGTCGGGTATTTGTCTATATTGGCATAGTTACCGTCTAAAATACCGCCTTCAATAATGATGTTGCCTCTTCCGGAATAGCCTGTGAATTTATCATTCGGCGTTCCATTGGCAAAAAATCCGCCCGCCCAACCTCTAAGTAATACACAGCTTGGAGACATTGTAAATCGGGTGTTCCCATAGATATAAATTCTCTTCTCAATTAAATAAATGCCTTCTGGTATAACAAGCTGGCCTCCACCCTCTCGATGAATTTCATCCAGCGCCTTTTGTATGGCCCAGGCAGATGGGCTTTTTCCGGTCGGGTCCGCACCATAGTTAAGCGCATTTTTAAAGTTAAATCTCGTTTCAATATACTGCCCATCTGCAGCCAGACGGTCCCATAAAGTCGGGTAAATTGTTCCCTTACGATCAACACGCGCGTCAACAACTTCTTTTATGTTCGTCCCATCGGCATTGAGCACTAAATTTCTGGCCCTTGCTTTGGCAGTTTCGATTTCTTGGGATACTGTAAGCCCGCTGCTGTGAGCAATCTGATCAGACGTATGAGCTTTTTTTGATGTTTGATGCGATTGAATCTGTCTTTCTTGCTCATTCAAGCTGTTTTCTATGCTTTGCATATCTGCTCTTAGTTGTGCTTGATAACGGGAATTCCGGGTTTGATCATAGTCTTTTATCAGCCGCTGCATCTCTTTCACTCCCTTTTTGGCAAAATAAAAAACGCCTACCTGAGCGTTTTGAAAAGCTGGTCGATATATCGTTTTTGATCTCTAAGCCTTTTCGCTTGATCCACATTTATGCTTTGGATATCTTTGCGGAAGTTCGCAAACGTCAATTTCGGACTGCTGTATGGGTTCAGAGGGTTGTACTGGATGGACACAAGTCTCACATTATCTTCAAATGTGATACCATCAGCCGTATCAGCCAAGACATGGATAGTGTCACCTTTCCAGAAATCTTGCTCGATCTCTAAAAGCTTCGGCTCATAGATTTTTTGGAAATCAGCTTCTACCGTCATTTCCGGATATGGATTCACATGCCTTTTTAATGCAGAAATCATACTGCTGGCTTTTTTATAGCGCTCATCCCTGATCGGTTCAGCCCAGCGTGGCTTCCCTTCAATCAAGAATTTCTTTTCGTCTGGATGAATGTATAAAATAGGCTCAAACTCGTACTGAGGGTTTTTGTCATCAGTACTGCTCCCCTTTTTTAAGGCCCCGTATCCCCAGGCACGTGTTGTACTGTTTTGCGAGTTTGTTGTAATTGAAATGCCGGGCATATTATAGCGCGAATCTAGGGTGAAATTAATCCGTTTCCCCATCTTTTTGTAGATATAAATTTTGTAATTATCCACGTCTATTTCAATCCCATAATCCTCAATGATTTCATCCATTAGCTCTGTCGAGTTTTTATCACCGAAATTTTCTTGATCTGCTGATTCAAATTCACTCTCAGGTGTCTTAAAAATATATTTGAAGTCTGTATTCTTCAGCGCAAAATCAAGCGCATCTCTCAATCTTAATTTCTTTGATACAGTTTCATGAATCCTGTTGTTAATAAGCAGCACAGTGAATATGTGGCTTGCTGTAACGGTTTTACTAATAACATTTTTCTCTTGATGAAGTTCGACACCCGTAATGTAATATTTTTGGTGTTTAAATTTTTTCTCATCCAGATAAAGTATGTTATCGTCCACCAATAAATCAAATTCTGTGCCGTTCTCCTGCGTTTTTGTGATAGTGAAGGTAAAACTCTTCTTACCTGTCGTATCGTCTGTCAGATCAACTGACACACCCGTTATTTCCACAACCTTTTTTCCGTCTTTTGTTGACACATGAAGCTGTGGGAAATCGGTATCTGACGGCAGATTCTGATTGAGTGTAATGTCTTTCCCGTCATATTCCTTGCTTGGTATTTCTGGATCAGGTATCGGTGTTTCCGGTTCGTCAGGTCCTTCTGGCACCCCACCCACAGTGTCATATTGTGTTAGCTTGTAGGTTTGAATGAGATTATTCAACTTTGTCGCATAATTGGGGTCAGTCGCATAACCAGCTTTTACAAGTGCAGCACTCGCCTTCTTGTAATCTTTTTCGCCGACTACAGCTTTATAGTGATTCGGATCCCAGCTCGTTCCGTTCACATACAACTTGGCTAAATCCTGAATCGATTCATACCAAGATGGATATTTTCGAAAGCGAGCTTGTACTTTGGTTGCATTTCCGCTCTTATCATATTCAGTCGTCCACATGAGAACATATTGACCGTTATAAGTACCCTTGATGCCGAATAAGTTTTTCCCTTTCTGCACCAGCCCGCTTGTCCCCCATGCGCTCTCTAAACAGGCTTGAGCAATAATGAGAGACGCGAGAATATCATACTTTTTATAGACTCTTTGGGCGTCTGGTGCAATTTCCTTTATAAAATCTGTGTTTGCCATATTGCATGCTCCTTACGCGTAGTAGAAACGGGTATCAAATATGATTTCAAAATCATTGGTATTCAAGATTTCAAACTTATTCATTCCTATATCGAGTCCCGGGAGTCTGCCGGATGTTTTGATAGGTGTTTTATTGATCACTGTGTATTGCTTAATAAAAGAAACACGCTGTGACTTTTTTATTTCCTGTTCAATTTTCAGCTTTTCACCATTTGTATGGTTGATGATCGTCACATTTTTTCCGGCCGCCCATAAGGTCACATTGTAGTCATGTTCCAAAGGATTGATATAGGCATCACCAGTGTTATAAACCTGAAACCTCTTTCGATTTTTGAACCTGTATTCCAGATCATCTCGCATTTGAATGTTCATGCCTGGGCTCCAATGCTCACCGTCAAAATTTTGCTTTGTCAGAGAAGTGAATTTCGATTCTGCCAGTCCAGTGATGTTGTTAAATTCAACTGTGAACGTTACAAAGTTTTTCTCCTTTTCTTTTGGGATACTAAAATTCCCATCACAAGTTACCCGAAAACGGAGATTCGGCAATAAATCGGTCGAGATATAATAGGGAAACGGCTTAACTAAAAGCGCGTAAAGCTCCCGTCTAAATTGATAAAAGTTTTCAGCGATGATTGAATTTAAATAAAATTCAACGGTTATTTTTCTTTCTTTATATGTGACATCCCTTGGATGCTGTGGAAGGACAACTCCGTTTATTCTCGGGATGCTAACTGTCTCGCGTTCAATCCCCGGTGCTTCAGGTGTGAAGCTTAAAGGTTCAAAAAAAGGAAGCAGGCTTTTTAAGCTCTGCTCCCCAAGGCCATTATCGTAATCAAGGAATAATTTCACCATCTCACCCCGTTTATAAATGAAGTTCGAGTAAACCGATCCCCGGCTGATTGGTCAATTTTTCTGCCATCAAGATATGTGTTGCTGTCTTTTAGTAAAAGCTGCTGCAAGAGCTGTACATTTTTATTTAGAAAATCAATTTGCTTTGCCATCATACTGATTTGTTTTTCTTGATTCTTTACAACACGGCTGATGTCTACAGAAAAATCATTAGGGGGTGGTAGCTGCGGTTTGGGCTTTTCCGAAACTTTTTGAAGCAGGAGAAGTGCTTTTGAAATCATCCCATCCTGTAAATCCGGAAGTACGCCAAGTTTGCTACCAATCCGAGCCCATAGCCCAATATTACGATCCCTGTATGAAGGATCTTCCGTGATTGTTGTTTCATCATACCCCCGTTCATTTAAAATGGCCCATTTAGCGCCGCCACGACCAGGTGAGATACCTCCTTTTGCATAACCAACATAGCCGCCACCCCGGGCCATTGATTTCAAACCCGGATGATTTGATATATCTCCATAGCGTGCCTTGATATAGTTAATGGCTGCAAGAATGTTGTCTACAGGATTTAAGATGTTATTATGACCCGGAAACTTATAGGCATTGAAAGTGGACGGAATCGTTTGCATCAAGCCCTGACTTGGATGTCCGGCTTTGGCGTTAGAATCCCATAAGTTGATGGCGTTCGGATTTCCGCCGCTTTCCTTCATGGCGATGGTCACAAGCCCTGGAATCCATGAAAGTGGCACCCCTGCTATACCAACAGCCTCTGTAACCCACTTGTTTACGGCTTTCGTTCCACCACCAGTTCCTTTAAAAGTGGACGACTCTGGCATGACTCCTTTCAGGAATTTAGCTGTCCCATCTTTTAATGTCTTAAGTATACCGGTTCCTAACATATCGATACCTTTTCCTGTTTTGTAGGGGATCAGACCGCTAAATAGTTTTTTAATTAATTTTTTTGGTCCGTTAATTATAAAATCCATAGCACTTGAACTAACATCCCCGACTTTATCCACAACACTTTTTCCGAAAGAAATAGCTCCTTTGACCATTTTCTTAGAGCTTTCAGCAGCTTTTTTAAAAAAGTTCCCGACTCCGCCTGCATATCCAGGAATCCCCGAAGCAGCAAGTTTTTTTGACTCATCATGAGGAAGTACAGATGTTCCACGCGGGAGATCCCAGATTTGCGGGCCGCCCATACCGACTACATACGTTCCGATGCCTGGTGTATGGGCTAACTCCCATCCTTCTTCACCGACAAGCGCTTTTCCTCCAGGGTGAAAATCTGTACCTTTCGCATAATTTGCACCAGGCGCAATTTGCATTTTAGAAGTATCTTGATAACCCTTTGGCTTCCATTCCGGAATCTTAATAGGAATATGAAGAAATTCAAAAACGTTATTAATATAGCCAGTGATCTTATTCATTACCCCAGCTAAATCATTTAGATGAATATTCCATTCCTCAAGAATTTCACCTGTCTCCCAATCAACCTGACCAATATGTCCATAAGCTTGAAGCTTTGCCTCCTTGACTACACCTTTATGCGTCTTTTCTGCTTCCTTAATTGTTTTTTTGGCTTGGCTTCTTGCTTTTTCAACAGTGTCATCGTGTTCTTTCTTTGAAATTGTGCCTTTTACATAATACTGATCATCAGCAGCAGCAATAACGGAATCGCGCTGCTTTTCGGCTGCTTTTATTGTTTTTTCTTTTGCTTTATTACTATTTTTCACAACAGCAGCAGCCTGTTTAGCAGATAAGTTAGAGGATTCTTCCTTCAGCTTCCTTGAAATTTTAATTTGCTCGTCCTTGCTTCGAGTAAGAGCCGTCTCCATTTCGGCAAGCATTTTCCCTTGAATGTTTGTAACTTCTTCATATTCTTTATCCGTAAGCTTACGATGTTCTTTTGCGGCGTTTCGATAAATCTTACTAATACGATCTACGTATCCTTGTATTTTCTTTTGTTTTTTTTGGTTTCCAACTTCAATTTTATTTAGAATCTTAGCTGCTTCCTTATCTGAGGTTTTATCATTGGAAGCATAAAATTCCTTTAATACCTTGGTGGCTGAATCAGCGCTTGTTTGGAATCCTTTTTTCAAAGTCTCTCCCATCGTTGTAAACTGTGTTGCGACATCGTCCGCTATTTTCTTGGTGATTTTTGCATTGGTTATGCGGAGATATTCAAGCTTAGCCGTGACTTTTGTATTCATATCTTCATAAGCATTCACAGCTTTTGCAGTAGCCTTCGAAACCCCTTTACCAAAGTCAATAGTCGATGGAAGAACCCTTTTCTTCAGGTTGTCATAATAGTTCATACCTGCTTCCGTAAGAAGCGTTACACCTGTAATAGCAAGACCAACTGGACCGCCTAACAAGCTCAATCCGCCACGTAAAAGGCCGACAACTCCTGCTCCTTTTTTAAGAATGTTGAAAAGGCCAAAACCGCTTTTTGCAAATTTCATAAAGCCGCCAGCGCCTTTAATTGCATTGGCCCCGACCTTTAAAATACTTCCTCCGAATTTTAAGAGTTCAGGAGCAAATGAAAGTATTAGCCCGGCAATTGAACCAACTGGCCCGCCAAACAATCCAAGGCCAACGCCGGCAACACGTGAAGCACCGCCTAGGCCTTGCATGGCTTTAGCACTTCTGCTGGATGATTGTTCAAGCCTCCCGACTCTGGTTGTTGCCAGATTGGCTGACTGATGAAAACGCCCCATTCGTGTGGATGCTGCTGCCGCTGCCGCAGATGTTGTTGTCATTCCTGCAGCCGCTTGCCTGGAAGCTGCACCCGCTGCAATAGCTTCTGTAGAATAAACGCCAAGACTGCCCGATGCTCGATTAATATTACGCGTTAAATATCCGCTTGCCGTCCGAAGCATATTCCAACCTGCTGCTATCTTTGGCAAAGAACCAAGCAACAGTAAGAACGCGCCACCTAAGAGTGAAAATACAGTGACGGCTCCTCCAGTAATTGCAATTGTGCGCGCAACGGAAGGAGGCAATGAATCAAACCAAGTAACAAATTTGGTTAGCCCGTCAGTGGTTGCACGTATGACAGGGATAAATTGATTTCCTAATGTGATAACAGCGTTATTGATCGCAGATTTCAGATACTCAATAGAGCCAGCCAGGTTGTCCATTTGCTTTTTGGCTACTCTTTCAGCTGTGCCGCCGCTTCCTTCGATTTCCTTTGTGAATTCTTGAAGCTTATCTTTCCCGGCGTGCATTAAGGTAATAAACCCGGAAAGCGCATGCTGCCCAGCCAACTGTTTTGCAATTCGAATTTTTTCAGTTTCGGTATAATCTTTTGTTTTCTCATTGATCTGGCCGATAATATCCGCAAGTGGTCGCAGTTTCCCTGTCGAATCGGTTACCTTCAAACCTAATTCATCGATCGCATTTCCAGCTTGTTTTGGTGGAGATGATAAACGGGTCAGTGTAGCTCGCAAAGCTGTTCCTGCCATATCAGCCTTGATCCCGCTATTTGCCATAATGCCTGTCGCTGCTGCTAATTCTTCCATGCTGAGTCCTGCCGTTTTTGCTGCCGGAGCCGCATATTTCATCGTTTGGCCGATCTCTTGCAGGGTGGCATTTGAGTTGGTGAAAGTATACGCCATGGCATCCGCAACACGGTTTGTGTCTTCAGCCTTGATATGAAATTCAGTCAAAATGTCAGAAACGATATCGGCCGTAACTCCAAGGTCTGTTTGACCGGCTGCAGCAGTCGCGAGAAGACCAGGCATAGCCCCAATAATTTGATTTGTTTTATATCCGGCCATCGCAAGATACTGCATACCTTCTGCAACTTGGCCATCAGTATATTGAGTTGTTGCCCCTAAATGACGAGCTGTTTTTGTAAGATCAGCCATCTGGTCGTTTGTCGCATTTGCTAAAGCACCGACACGGCTCATCGCTTTTTCAAAATCAGCAGCAGCTTTAACAGTCATTCCAATCCCAAACGATCCCGCTGCACCGAGAGCAGAAAGAGCCTTTCCAGCGGTTGAGGCTGCTTGATACACCGCGTTTAACTCTTTAGATACTTCTCCTGAATTGCGCTTAAACACAGAAAAAACACTCGCTGCTCGCCGGGTGCTGTTTGTGGTATTTTCAAATTGTTTTGTTACTCGTTGCAGTTCATTTCCAAGGCTTTGATGAACGGCAATTGCATCATTCAGCCGACGGCCTTGTATCTGTGTTTCTCGATTATCCAGCCCTTTTTCTCTGACCAGCTTATTGTATTTTGCCCGATGCTCATCAACTAAACGGCCTTGTATGCGGTATTTATTATTGAGTCCTTCTATTTGCGATTGAAGAAACTTAGACTGATTGCCCGCAGCTTTATAAACTGCACCAGATGCTTTCATTTCCGAATTCGCTAAACGCATTTGCCGCTTTAAACCTTCGATTCCACGATTAAAGCCAGTATCATCAAGGCCTACTTTAACAATCATATTTCCGATAGGTTGCGCCATATGTATCCACCCCGCTTCCCTGGCATAAACTCAACGAAAAAAGACCGGCGATAAAGCCAGTCTTAGAAAAATATTTGATCAATTGGAACAACTTTTGGTTTATTTTCATGAGCCAGGACTTCTAAGTAATGGTAAATATCCATCTCGTCAATTTCAGTCATGGTCCATCCCTGTTTTAAAAGGGTCGCATATATATCATTGAGCTGTTCTATTCCGTTTTCAACTGTAAGTCCTCCGTTTCCGCTGCTGGCAAAAAATCTTCTTCCTCATCTGGTTCTTCATAGCCCATGATTTCTCCCATAATTCGTCTTACTTCATCGGAAACTTCAAAGGACTGTAATCCTTCTTGAAAATCCTCTAAAGTAAATTGATTGTGAAATACCCGTACAATGAATTTCATACGATCCTCAAGGCTTTTGAGTACTTCTTTAAGATTTTTTGCTTTAGAAGCTGTCTCATCTAACTTTAAGGCTTCAAATAACGTCTTTGTGTTTGTACGGGGAGCAATAAACGTTTTATATTTTCCTTCTTCTTCAAACCATAATTTAATAGAAATATGTTTTTGAGCCATGTTGACTCCTCCTTTATTTTGTTAGATTTAAAAAAGAAGCATAGAGCTTCCCTTTATACTGTCTTTCCAATGTCTACGCTGGATTTATTATCAGAGCCTGAGTCCGGATTTTTATAAGCATTGCCAAACACTTTTTCATAAAACTTGTCCAAATTGAAATTCGGTGCGTCCTCATCAGCCAATACTTTATAGGCGTTGTCTTGTTCGCGCTCCATAAATTCAGCAGAAAGTTTGACCGTCTGAAAATCAGTCTTTTCTTCTTTTGTTTTCCATTCATCATCCGGAAGAGAAAAACGCCCTTTCACTAAGCCTACATGGCGATTCTTGCCGTTCGCTTTTGGCCCATAGAAAGACATCGCAACCCATGGCGCGATAACATTCTTTTTGAACATATAGATCCCGTCTGTTTCTTCTATCCCAAACAATTCCTCCAAAATTTCCATTGGCAGATCCCGCATTTCAAGCTCCAATTTTGTGGAACCAGTCGTGACAGCCATATCCACCAGTTTGTTGTCTGCATACTGCTTTTCTGTTGATGTTTCCGTATTGACCTTCGCGTTAATTGCGTAAGGGTAATCAATAATTTTTGTAGCCACATAAAAGCCATTTTCCTTTTTTAAAGGCGCAAATTTAACGCCTTCCAATCCGGTAACTGAACTGTATTCAGGCATTCTAAAACCTCCAATTATATTAAAATATTGGCCTCAAATCGGCGTCCCTTCCGAATAAGACCCTCATCTTTTAAAAAATCATTGATTAAAATTCCTGTTTGAAAATCCATTCGATTCATGACCCCAACTACGGCAGCCAAAATCTGATCGCAGGATGAATCGTTGTATACATCAATTTGATAGACAGCGCTGTCCTTGATCGGCTTTCCATCAGCCCACTTGGTAGTTCTGTAGTCCAATTCCTGTACGACGATATAAGCTGGTTTGCTTTTGATGCCAATCGGCACCGCAAGTTCAAAAATGTTTGCAGGATCAGCCAATAATAAAAGCGCCGGATCAGTTTCCAGCGCTTCAAATACTTTATTTTTTAATTGCAAAGCTCTTTCCGCTACATTCATAGCTTGTACCCTCTTTTTATAACGCTTGCCATCGCCTGAAGCATCCTCTCATTGGCACTTAGCATACTCCGCTGAATAGACGGGTTAGCCGGCTGATGAATGGTTCCGAATTCAGGCAAGTGGACACGGAACTTCGTATCTTTTGTAGGACCAACCACTGCATATATCTCACCATCGGGGTCCTTTCTCGTACGATTACCAACGATAATATCTTCATCAATGTGGGGATGGCTCCCCCCAATATTGGAACGGGGAGCATTCTTTTTAATTTCCTTCGCAAGAACAGCGCCCCCAGCTTTTACAGTAGCTTTATTTATTTTTTCATCCTTCCTTGCGAGTGAGGATAAATATGAATCTAATTCTTTAAAGCCCTGCATCTCCATTTCGATTTTCATTATTCCACCGCCTTTGCCCTAATTGTGGTGAAATTTTTCCGGGAATAGTTCGGTATGATAGATTCTATTTCATATGATTGGTTTTGAAAAAGAATCCGCATATGTTTACCAATACCTTCACGGTGTCGGATCGTAAATTTTACTGTTTCTTCCTTCTTGACGGCAGCGGCCGCATAATATTCCCGGCCTTTTAATCCTTCAGCTTTTGCCCAGCATTCAACGACCGTTTCATAGTCACCTTCCACAGGGAGACGGCCGCCTTCTTTTTTCTTTTGAAACTTGATTCGATATCGCATGTCATTCAGCATCGGCATCAGTCTCCGAAACTGTGTATTTTAATTGATTGATCAACGTTGTCAGAACTCCATCAAGGTTTGAAGTTGTGCCAGCTATTTCACGGTTTTCATACCAGTGAGTTACAAAAGCCTTTACACACATATCAGCCCGCGCTGAATTATTAGGAAACTCCAACCCGGTTGCAGCTGTAATGTATTCTTTTGCAGAAGCGATAAACCCAAGAATTAAATCATCCTCCAGATCACCATCGACCCGGAGGAATTTTTTCGCCTCTTCAAGCTCTTTTTGTTCCATTTCAGTCATAGGGCATCACCTATCCTTCGTTAGCTAGATGTTCCGCCACCTTTAATTCATCAATTTGCTTTTGTAAACCATCTAAAACAGCCTTTACTTCGCTGTTTAAGTTGTCCAACATGACGCTGCCGGTTCCGAGGTTGTTGCTTCTAACAGACTTGTCCGCAAGCATTTCATGTAGGATACTTTTCTCTCCAATGTCAGCCGGATCGCCTTTGTCACCTTTCGGGCCTTGGGGTCCTGGCTCTCCCTGTGGACCTTGCGGGCCGGTATCTCCTTTGTCCCCTTTTGGCCCTTGAGGTCCCTGCGGCCCAGGTTCCCCCTGCATTCCCTTAATGTACAAAGGATTATCCTCGCTGTTTCCTTTCAAATAAACCGGTGTTACCGGCTTTCCTGTACCGTCGTCCTCTGCAGAAGTATAGACTCCGTTACTTTAGTTTAAAAATTGATCTGCCATATCTCATCATCCTTTTCAATTTTTTATTTTCCAACGTCAACTGATTTATCTTCTGTGTCGCCGGTACTTGGAGTTTCATTGTCGGGAACAGCGTCTTTAATAGATGCAAATTCCGCGTAAACAACAGCATCCGTGTCCCAAAGTACAACGTCCTCACGTTCAATGATTCGCATATCTGTAGAGTTACGGTAGAATGCTTTACCACCGACATTTGTCGTTAAAATGGAATATTGCTGACGATCAAAGAGTTTGACAGCTTCTTTAAGGTCTCCAATGATTAATGGATATTTTGGAGTCGTTTTTGTACCGCCGTTTGGCAAATACTTATCAGAAATGACGGATACCGGCTTACCGAACAATAATTTTTTAGTTGGATCAGTAGGGTTCGGTTGAAGCAGGTAACGGCCGAAAGCGTCTTTCAGTTTATCTAACACGTTAAATCCTGATTGGTTCGTGACAACTTTAGTCGTGGCATTAATAGCCGGATCAAGTTTGACATTGAGAATGTCTTTAATGTCGTCCTGCTTCGATACTGTGGTTTTTGCAAGTGTTCCTAATTGATTAAGAATCAACGTATTGCGGGTCACGGCCGACTTTTTGGCAAGCCAATTAGAAAGGTACTGCAAAAGCGCTTCTTGTGTATCTGCAAGCAAATCATTAGAAAGAACCAAAATCCCGGCATAGTCTTTAATGCTATACTTTATGTTTTCAAATTTAGGGTTCTCTAATTCTTCAATATCTGCTAATTCCTCAAGATTTACTAACGGGGTGATATCCGCTAGTTTTTCAAGAACCCTTGACCCTTTGTTTGTTGATACCGGAATGACATCGACGAGATTTGCCAACGTATCAAATTGACGTCGTTTTTCATTTATTTTCGTGGAGATATCCTGCGGTACAATAAGCCCGCCGTCCTCATCCACACCTTCTTTCATCGCGGCAAGAGGCTGTGGTACTTTGCCTGTTCTAAGGGCAGATGCAAAAAGCTGAACATGATTTTTCGCATCTGTTTTGGCGATATCATCCGTTGGCTGTTGCGGGTTCTTTGCCTCTGGATCTTGCTGCGGCTCTTCCTGTGCATATGAAACCTGCATGTTTCTTAAATCCTCATATGTCTGAATTTGATCTTTAATTTGTTGAGCTTCTGCAAGTAGTTTTTTGGCTTCATCAAGTTTTCCCTCATCGGTCAATGCTTCAATTTTCGTACGCTTTTCCGCCAAAGCCTGACGTAATGCTCGTTCTTGTTTAGACATTCCGCCCCCGGCGAAAAATTGAATATCGAGTTTCAAAAATTCTTTCTGTTTCAAATGCTTATCCTCCTAAAAATGGCATAAAAAAGAACCCTTAAAGATTTAAGAGTTCAAGTTTCATATTGATCTTTTGTTTTAGTATTTCATTCGGGCTTGTTTCTTCAGCCGAATTCCCAGCAGCAGATTGAGCAACAATTTTGCCTGGAACATGTTTAAAATGTGCCAGCACCTGATGATCAATGCAGGCTGCTACATCCTTTGACTCTGAAACCTCATCGATCAAGCCATAATTTAAAGCTTCATCAGCAGTAAGCCAGGTTTCTTCATCCAGCAGCTGGCGTAAAGTCGCGTCATCCAGTTTGTCTCCTGCTTTCGCAAGATATGTGGAAACGATACTTTCAGTAATCTTGTCCAGATCATCGGCTGCCTTCCGGAATTCCGCTGCATTCCCGACCATCCCCATGTATGGGTTGTGAATCATCATCATGGCGTTACTTGGCATCGTGATGATGTCCCCCGCCATTGCAATGACAGAAGCAATACTTCCAGCCAGTGCATCCACATAGACATTGATTTTTGCCTTGTGACGCTGAAGCATCGAATGAATAGCCTGCCCCTCGAAAACATCCCCACCGGGCGAATTAATGTACAAATCAATAGAGCTCACGTCACCTAAACTTTTCAACTCAGCCTGAAAGGCCTTGGACGAGCTCTCGCTAAACCATCCTTCGCCAGTAATAGAACCGTAAAGCGTGATTTCAGCAGTCGAATCATTCAGAACCTTCATGTTCCAATACTTGTTTTTCTTCTTCTGTTCCGTTGCCATCACCCCCTTTCAGGCGATTTGAAGACCGTTTGACCTTGCTAAGTTGATACTCTTTCATAATTGAAAGGGGAACAAGGTTTAAGTTTCCATAATGCTCATCGCCGATCTCTCCGATGCCTGTCATGTCCTCTTTTTGAAGAATAGTATTGACGCTAAAGGCGCCGACACTTTGCATCGTTTTATAAAATTCAGCACGTGATTTACTGTCCCCGCGAAGCTCTGATTCCAGGTTAAATTTAAAGTAATAGCCTGCTCCCCGCTGCTTCTCTGTCAAAACCTTATCGTTTAATTCTTGTTCAATATTTGTGACGATTGGCTGTAAAGTGGTTTTGACATAATCTAAGGATTGTTGCTCAATATTTGAAAATGTTGCCCGGTCCAGCTCACCTATTTTATGCGGAGGCACCTTGTAAATCGATGCAATCTGCTGACGATTCCACTTCATTGACTCTATAAATTGAGCATCCTTCATAGGCATTGTTACTTGTGAATAATCGAGGCCGGCGTCTAAAACTGCAATAGACTGCCCCGCATTCACCCGCTCCCAGTCTTCTCTAAGAATTTGTTTACTTTTTCGATCTAAAAGGGTCGGCGCTTTAACAACACCGAACGGTGCACCGCCATTCTTGTAAAATTTCGCGTTGAATTTTGTGGCAGCTCTATTTGACCCTATATTGTCCCGAATAACTGAAATCGGAGTTTGCCCCACAATTCCGTCAAGAGACAGGTTTTTAAAATGCAGCACCTCTTCATAAAAAAACTCACGGTATCTGCCGTCAATCGTTGTGGAGTACCAAACACGCCCGTTATCGGGATCAATATTTGTGTTGGTTGCTTCCGGATCCAATGGTCTGATACCCGTCACATTTCCGTCTTTATCAAAAAGTAAAAGGTTGTAGCTGTTTCCCCAAGTGCAAAGCCTTGTAACCAAAAGCCGCTTCCACACAAAGCTTGTCATATAGTCATTGACTTTGTTCAGAATGATATCGCTGACTTTATTTTGAACCTGTTGTATGTTTCCATTTTGATTCTGAAAAAGTTTAATCGGCAGTTTCGCAATATCATCCGCCAAAACAATCACACAGGCATATACATCCGGATGAAGAACGGCCGTTTTTGTTGATACCCTTTCACCAGATGCGCTTTCAGATCCAGCAAAAATATTTTTGAACCAATCAACCGGATGGAGAAGGGAACCGCTATCCTCTTCAGCAATTTCATTTTTTATTTCGCTCTTTAAACGGCTTAATAGCATCTATTTCCCTCCCTCATCCTTATTTTTTTGACGAACAAATCCTGCCAAGCTGGCAAGAGAAAATAAAAAAACACCGGTTGCGATTAAACCCGCGTTTACGTTTATTCGATATATGGCTATTGAAATGAATACCATGCCCGCAATAAGCAAGATATCCTCTAAAAATAGCTGTAAGGTTTTTAAAATGTTCAAGTGCTCACCCCCTACAGACTGAAAGATCCAGACTGAATATAAGCGTTTAAGTCGATCGCCGTATCAATTTGTGAAGCCCGAACATGTGCATTAATAAGCGCGGCTGCCGGGTCAATCCGTTGTGTGGACTTGGACTTATCCAGCATTATATTTTCCTGGGCATCCACTTTTGTAACGGCGTTCCCCATAGCCCAAGTCAGCAGATCGTTTTTATTATGGATGATCTTTTTCGCCTTCACTTTTTCGCGGAAGTCTTTCGTAGGCTCTGAAAGTGTGGCAACACCCTGCCGAATTTCAATCATCACATATCCGTCTGCCTCCATCTGTTGGGCAAACTGTGTAGCGTTATACGGGTCATAGGCAATTTCTTTGATCCGCCAGCCTTTCTCTTTCTCCATTTTTTTAATGTAAGCCCTGATATAGTCATAATCGACAACAGCGCCGTCGGTGACGGTTAACCAGTTCTTTTCCTTCCACAAATCATACGGCACGTTATCTGTCTTCATGCGCTCATAGAAGGTATCTTCAGGCATAAAACCGTGACTATCCACAGCAAAGCTCCCATTATCCAATGGGAAAATAAACGAAACAGCTGTCAGGTCAATTCGTTTTGACAAGTCAATCCCAACATAGCACTCACGGCCGGATAAATCAGGGAACTGATCAGATCCGCAATCCTTCCAAGCCTGCATATCCATGTATCCACCGTCGCGCATATTGACCCAAACATTCATATTTTTGGTCAGGAAATCTCTCATCTTTTCAGGAACAGCCAGAGCCATTTCAAGACGATCTCGCAAATATTTTTTCCCAACTTCATGAGAAGCTAATATCGGATTAGCCTTTATCCAATTCCTTTCATCCTTTATGTCATCGTCTTTATCTATTTCGTTCACCATGACAAAATACTGTTCATTTGTCTCTACTTTGTTTGGATCGAGAAGACGTGAAACATAATCATACTCCACACGATAGGCCGGATTGTTTAACTCGTGCCCCGCTGTCGTGATAATAACCATGATCGGCTGCGTTCTTGCACCCATCCCCGACTCCAGGATATCGTAAATCTCTGACGTTTTATGAGCATGATATTCATCGATTATGCCGCATTGCGGGTTAAATCCGTCACCGGTCTTCCCTGCATCTTTAGATAAAGCTTTGATGGTTGAATTTGTTTTTGGGTGTTCAATGGTGCTGTATGCAATCCTGTATTTTTGCTCAGGTTTGTTTAGAAGTTCGCACCCTTCTATTTGGGCTTTTATCTCCTTCCAACATATTTGAGCCTGCTCCGTCTTTGTTGCCCCTATATAAACTTCAGACATTTTCTCATTGTTTGCCATTGCTTCATAGGATGCAACACATGCTAGACTCTGAGTCTTTGCATTTTTACGGCCAACCTGCCAATACACTTTTGTAAAACGGCGGTATCCTGTATCTTTATGAATCCAGCCATAAACATTACCGAAAATAAAGATTTGAATACGATCTGGAACTATGTTTTCACCAGCTAATGGCCCTTTTGTATGTTTGAATTGCGTCATCCAGTAAAGAAAGCGACGGGCTTTTTCATCGTCAAACACGTAAGGAAACTCTCTTGTTCCTTCTCTTTTAATATCATTTAAAAACCGCTGACAAGCCCATATATGCTTTTCGCACGCAACAATCTCGCCCGATATCACATCGCGAGAGTAATCAATCATAAACTGTTTAATTGTATTCATACATTACTAAACTCCTTTTCTGCTAAAGTCTTCTCCCGTTCTTCCTGGGTTTTCGTGATCGCGAGCTTGGCGCGTGCAGACGGAGTGAGCCCAAAGTCATTTGCAGCCGATTTCATTTGATCATAGAAATTTTTCTGCCGTTTCAGCAGAGGGTGCTCTTCTCCAACCAACTTGATCGGCTCTCCGTTTTCATCTTGACCCTCTGTATGAATCATGATGCCGTCTTCTTCAATAATTTTCGAAATAGAGATGTACTGAGAATATGCATTACAGTAGGCAGCCAACATGCTGATATCCGCCTCCGTCATAATTTCCACCTCAGATAATAAAGCAGCAATCCGCTTAAATTCTTTTTTAGCCACCTTATCCAGCCAGGTAGGCGGTTTGATATTGTCAGCGCGCATTTTCATTTTTTGTTCGTATTTAGCCCGCGCGGTCAGTTCTTGCGTATTCTTTTTATTCGGATTGCCCTGTATTAATTGAAGGGCTGCGGATTTTGCAGGTCTCGGCATGTTTTCTCACCTCATTTCTTAAAAAAATTGCAATTTTATGCTTGTTTTTTTCACCAAGCATGCTATGATGAAGGTGACAACAAAACCAGTCATATCAAGCCCTCTCGGCAAATGTGCCGGGAGGGTTCTTTGCGTTTTTGGAAACTTTGAAAAGCGGTGTTTGTTTGCAGAAGATGGGGCGCCGTTCCCGCGGCGGTGGTTTCCCAAGGATTTTTATAGGGGGGTATCCCTACTTGACCGACTTGCTTCGGTCGCCGTGAACCTTGTTATGGCAAGCATTGCAGAGACTTTCGAGATTTGAAAGGTCTAAACGCTTGGACCAGTCCTGCTTTACCTCCACAATATGATGGACCATGTCGGCAGGAGTGAATCGGTGTTCTCTCAAGCATTGCTGGCAAAGACGATTGTCTCGAAGCAAAACAAGTTCTCTTGTTCGTTTCCATTCAGTTGATTTATAAAAACTTGTTATTGTTTTGTTTCTTGAATGTTTGTTGTAATGTTTCGTTTCCTCCTGCTGGACGTGCTTATGGTCAGGGCAGTAGCCCTCTCGGGTAAGGGCCTTACACCCATAGGCCTTACACTCCCTTAACGGCTTAGGTGGCATTGTAATCCTCCTTTAGTGTCAAACACTTATTGGTCCAGCTCTTCATTTGCTTGATCGATTAACGGCTGCATAAGTAGGCCAATACGCTCCTTTAAATTGAAATACTCAGTCAAAAGGCGCTCGGCTTTCTTTAGCCTCTTGGCTTTGTCGTACTGACTCTTCACACTTCTGATACGTTTTTGCAGCTCTCTAATTTGTGGGGTTGTCACGGAGAACACAGCCCTATGCTGGCAAACCGGGCACTGCGTATACCCCACGACAACACCATTCCTTCTTCTCTGCTCCTGTAACACGATTGTATGAACGTCTCCACAGTGCTCACATGTACTAAGAGGTTTCATGATCTTCCCCCTGATCATGGAAGTATCGATTATAAACGATTGCTTTTGTTCCAAACTTGCTTTCTCTATCAATGTATTTAAAGTCGATGTGTGTTGGATGAAAACCTGCATCATCATTCGGCAAGAATGAGAAATCCACTCTGACTTTATCTTTAATCTCTTTTCCTTTGTAAAAAATACGTGGTACTGAATCAATATCATCAAGCTCAATCTGTAGCAAAGGCGCTTTCTTTGCCCATTTTAAAGGTTGTGGTTCTAGGCTGTTTACATCTCCTGCTGGAATACCAGTACCAACGCCAATCACAGACGTTGCATATTTATTGTCAATATAATTAACAGCATTTTTCACACTCTCTTCAAAAGAAAAAGACTTCTCTTCTGAAAACAGCTCACTAATTTGGAATTCATCAACCTCAATCATTGACATGTCCATCCCACCATCAAGAACCATAACGCCTGTTTCAATAGCTCTTTTAACTTCTGATCGTATTGCTTTTTTTACATCTTTTCTAAGATGTGCATCTGTTTTAATAACCATGACTTTCATTCACTTCATCCTCCTGTTTTTGGTCAGTATTCATCGCCTTGCTCCCGCCATGAATCTCGATAGGGTTAGCGCCGGCCCCAGTCGTACTAGTCTGGGCTTACAGAACGGACGGCCAGCAAGTTGTATAAGTCCAAGCTCATAGTCGCGTTCTCTTCGCTGCTCTCGTAGGTATCTATAACGCTGCTTCAGTTCCCAATTCATACGCCTTCCCCTTGATCAGCAAACAACTCACGTATTTTCTGCTCAGCTTGAGAGAAGCTCATTTCCCGTTCCCCTGGAAAATGAAAGCTGCCTTCAACTTCGGATCCAGACTTCAAACGAACAATAGCTTTTATCCGAAAACCATAGGTTTTAAATTCCATTATCCTTCCGTCAAGAACTAAGGTTTCTCCTTTTCTCTCAATACTTTCTATAACGACTTCCATATGTAAGCCCTCCCTTAAATAATAAACGCCCTCTCGTTTGGGAAAGCGCCTGGTATATTCTTTCTAAACCGGGCCCACACTCAGAGGCTCTCATTGGCCGCCAATCGTTTATTCTGAGATTTACTGGACCCGGTTTACAGAGAACATAAAAAAGCACCCAGTTGGGTGCTATATATGATGATGCACTGTAAACCATACAGTCATTGTTTAATCCCACTAGTTACAACATGGTTTACCACAATGAGTATGAGAGTGTGTAACAGGATCGTAACTAGAATAAGTGTGTGGATATTGATGCACATGCTGGAAATGCTTATGATGCACATTTGTTATATGCTGCGGATGAATATGCGGCACAATTGTTTTAGAAAAAGTATGAGTTTGACAACAATTAGTCGGGTGTACAATTGGCGGCATCACATTTGGTTTGCAATGAAACATGACTAAGCTCCCCTTTCATTCATTTATCATATTCATTATTAAACTATGATAAACAGTGTATACATGTACCATTACAATCACCCATATTTGTCCGATCGAGTACTATCCACAGCCTAAATCAAAAAAAGTATCCTCAAAAATTTTTTAAGGATACTTAAACTGAAAGGAGAGAAGTAAATATATTTATTATTATGATTTCGATCCATATTTGCAGCTTGTCTATTCGAATTCATTCAAAAAAACAAGAAGCATCCTTCAGGATACCTCTTGAAAAAAGGGGTAATTCTCGATGTATTTTATTTTATGCAATAAATTTTAAAAAATAAACTTGTCTACTCGCTTAATACCATAATACTCGATAGTCCAGTCTTGGACTGTCCTCTTATCTTAGTTGTACAATTCCTCCTTACGCTAAACGCTTATTCAAATTTGCGCCTTACCCATACTTCGGGAGGAAGCCAAGCATTGTAAGGCAGCATGTCCAAAAAACATACTTCATATAATCTCCCGATACCAAAGCCGCAAGACTAGCGCGATCCGGCTCAGAATGCTCCTCCCGTTTGGCTTCATTCTTCATCGCCTTAATTTGAGTATCCGAATTCACCTTGATAAGGGAATGGTGCGTATCCCGTTTTTTCTTGATAAGTAAATCTTATCGATAAATTACGCATAAAAATTCCCCCTCTTTATCCCCCCGATTATCGGAAAAATGTCGGGATTTTGTCGGGTTTTTCTCGATGAAAAAAGCACTCAGATAATTCCGAGTGCTGTTGCAATACGGCAGATTGCCCGCTGCTTTATTTCATAATAGGTATCCTTTTTTATGCCGAGTTCCATATAAATATTGATGTCTTTCACCCTGGCAGCCGTCAGGTATTTCTTTTCGATAATCAAACGTTCTTCATCGTCCAAGCTGTTTTGTAAAGCCCGTTCCATCTGTTTGACTTTGAGTTCATTAACGGTAAATGAATCCCGGAGGGAAGGGAAAATGTTAAAGCCGGCAGATGAACATTCTTTTTTATTCTCTAATTGGACTTTGAGCGCGCGGTAATTTTTCAATTCTTTGATGACTATTTTCCGGACGGCTTTTTCGTCCACATCATCGAGAAAAGATAGCTGTTCCTTTGACATCCTTTCCCTCCATTCGTTCATTTTTCTTTTTCCCATTCCTGGATCCGTCTTTCTGCAATCTCCATCCAGATTAATGGAGCGGCAAGAATGACGATTCCTATAATTAGATAAATCATAACTCCTCCTTATCGGCGCTCGCCGCCCCCAATAGATCAGGATTTTCAAAGACTGTTCCAAGATATTCCGAATCTGGCCCGCAATCGCCAAGAGACTCAGAAGGCCCGTTAATATATTCACCGTAAAATGCAGCTAAATCGTTGTCGTAAACAACCTTAAATTTTCTCCCCCAACCGTCTTTTCGGATGTCTCCCTCCCAAATCTCCCGGCCGTTTTTGTCTTTTAATCCGGTGTATTGCATAATATTTTCGAAAAATCCCGTTATATCCGCATTTCCGTAATATACCCTTCCATCAAAACCAATTGCATTTAAAGAGTTGTATTCCATTTTTTTAAGTGGAGCATTCCACGCTCGAAACTTAATCTCTCTCATCCGTTCTACCTCCCATCATTTCACCCTTTGAAGTCTATTCACATCATCAATATTCATTTGATAGTCAGCCTCTCGGACGGCAGCGGCGAATGATTCAATCCCTTTTTCCCAAAGGCCGTGACGCTCAATGATTTCCGAAAACTCTTCAACATCATGCTCGCGGATCCCCCAACTGTCGGGATCGTCTACACTTCCATACACAGTGATCCATTTCCGCGGATCATTTGGATCCGGTTCCTCCCATTCCGCGCGGGTAAAATGACAAAGCTCATGATCGACCAGGGCGGCACGCTGCTCTTGGTTCATCGTCTTCCATGCTTCCTTATTGATGAATACAAAAAGCATGTAATCGGTCATATGACGCTCAAAGGCCGTGCATTTTTTCGCCTTCCCGGCCCATTTGCTGTTGCCCTCCCGGATGTAAAAACCAATGTGTTTCTTTGCATCTTTTAAATGTGGGTGATATTTATCAATTAAACTTTCGGCCAGCTGCCGCACCTCTTGTGATTCTTCAAAACCTACAAATGCCATGGTCATTTTCCCCTTTCAATCAATTTCTTTTTGAATATTTCGTCTAATTCAGTTAATGAAAGCTCATACAGCTGCCGGCCGTCAGGTGTTTTAAAATATCCCATTTTAAGCAGCCTCGCTTTAAGCTCGTCCTTTTTCTTTTCATAATAAAGAGCCTTCATTAATTCATTCACACAAAGCCCCCCTTTAACAGTTCCCGAGCCATATAATGAAAATGATGATAGATATAGTTTCCGGTCGCGCTCGGGTTGATAAAAACGGTTGAGAAATTGTAACGGACTTCAAACGTTTTTAAGCTGCCAAGCAAAGACTGCGGTTTATATTGTGAGCGATATTTCCCGTTCAGTATTTTTTGATAGCCTTCCAGATCCTCCACAAGAAGAGTGAACGGATATTTTGACGCTCGGATCAATTCATTTTCAAACCGGGAACGGTCTTTAATGGATTGAACCAGTTCATCAACACCGTTTTTCCGTTCGATAGCGGCGTTCAAATACATGTCCCGAGTAATCCCGTATTCCTCGTTTTTCGGGATCATGGCAGAATAGTCGCCCGTCTTCATCCCTTTGAATTTGATAGATACGTTCTTTTTGCGGAGATAGTCAAGAACATGCTGGTTCTTCTGCTCCCTCGTATCCACAATAATGATCATGCTGTCGAGAATATTTTTTAATTCTGTATCCGAATAGTTATAGTGAATAATCGTCATGCTTTCTTCCCCTTAAAGTACGACATGGCCCTTTCATAGATTTCTAAAGAGAGTTTGTCCGTTTCTTCATCCTCAAAATTCGAAACGGAGCTGTTCAGATCTCTCCAGCCGTTCTCCCAAAATAGAACAAGCAATCTCGCGGCTTTGATTGCCGCATCCCACTCATGATTGAACCAGTCGTCTATTTTTGGATTCATTTCTTGATCTATGCCCATAAAATAATTGATGATTTTATCAATGGTCTGTTTGACTTTATGATCCTGCATTGAGTATTCACCTTTTAAATACTGGATGATCCGTTTTTTATGTGACTGAACAAATTCCACAAGTTCTGGATAGACGTTCTCCGGATGCTCAATATAAAGGTCATCCCCGTCCAGGACTAAAGGTGAACCCAAAAAGGCAAGGTCATCACAAATTTGTTTTGGGTGCATTTCCCTCACCTTTGACAAAGAGCTTATTTCCTTTACCTCGTTTGAATTCATAACCATAGGTAGCTACAACATTATAAAAATTTCTTTTGCCTAGTAATAAGCTTTTGACCCACTTTTCATATTCTTGATAAAGTTGTTTAGCCTCAATCTGTTGTTTGGAAATTTTAGAGGAATACTTTTTCAAAAATGTTGATATTAATGATTGTTCATCATTTTCATTCCGAACACTTAGTTGTTTTTCTAAGTCTTCAATGACTTTGTTCAACCTATCAATTTCTCTTTTTTGATTGATATACAATTTATTTTTTTCTGTTAAGGTAAGTTCATCTATTTTCAATAACGTACTCATTATTAAGACTCCTTTCATCCATCCCTGCACAAATTTCCAAACATTAGGGGTTACTGAGTTATCATGGGTTGTCGGTTTTGACATTAAAGCCCTATAAGTAATTAATATATATATTTATTTATTTTTTTATTTTTTTTCAGTAGACTAAACAGACAGATTCGACAACCCCTAGTAACCCCCAATAAATGTAAAACATCAATAAATCCTTATATATCAATAGTTAAAGCTTCTTTCTATTGATTGAAGTAACCTTATCCGGGTTACCTTTTGAAGTGATTTCAGTAACCCCTTCAGTAACCCGCCCATCATTATTTTTCAAAAAACTTCCTCCGGCGTACTGATTTAATGTTATTCCATGGATAAATGTCTTGTTTTTTGCCCCTTTTGCTTTTTTAAAACCTCGAATTTCTAATTGACGATAAAAGGCACGGTTTTTTAACTCAACGTCATCATTTTCATAACACCAATCCTTATACTCTTTGTAGAGCTCCTTGGCTTCAATCTTTACAGCTGAATGAATAACACACCTTTCATCCAGAAACGGTCCAAGAATGTCCATATCCTCCCGATAGCCATCTGTTGCCTTCTTGATCGCTTCCGGCTCTCCAAGGCCTTCCTTCTGCCACTTCAAACAGCCTTCAACGGCCCAGCGGAGGATCCCAGGCATTTCCGCGGCCAGTTTCTGCGGCAGCTTCTTGTCTACTTTTTCTTTTGGGATCGTGACAGTGAACGGGATTAGCCGGATCCGGCGCCAAATACCTTCATCGCTGCCTTTCACGATCGGTTTATGGTTTGTGGTAAAGAAGACTTTAAATTCCGGCGTAAACTCAAAATATTCCTGTCGCAGGAAACGCGCCGACATCTTTTCGCCGCCGGTGATCTGCTTCACCAACGATTCAGACAGCTGCTGCCCTTCTTCACTCTCGACGGCCGACACAAACCGGGCGCCGTCCAACCTGGCAATGTCATTGTTTATGGCGCTGTCATTTTTCTTCTTTATGAAGGTGTCGCTATTGGTCTGGCGGCCATAATCCCCAAACAAGTGCTGAACGGTATTGATAAAAGTTGATTTACCATTCCGGCCGTTCCCGAATAGAAAGAACATGACTTGTTCCGTGGTGTCCCCGGTCAGCGAATAGCCAATTGCCTTTTGCATGAAATCAATAATTTCATAGTTTGGCGTGCCCTGGTCATCTATAAAAATACTTTCCAAGAAAGCTTTCCAGTTCGGACAGTCGGCGTCCGGTTGATAAGAGACAGGAGATATTTTTGTAAAAAGCAGATCCCGATCATGCGGCAGAAGTTCGCCTGTTTTTAGATCAATCACACCGTTATCGCAATTGAAAAGATATTTGTGGGAATCCAGTTCCTGCTTCCTCACTGAAACCATTGGCCTTACATCTAAAATTGTGTTCATCCGTATGTTGCGGCGCTCGCATTTCTTCGCCCAATCGTTCAGCTGCTTTTTTCGGAATTTGTCTTCTGTGGCCTTAGCCTCGCCGTACAACGCCCGTAATGTCTTAGCGGTAATGGCTTCAATTTTTCGTTTGCTGTCTTCTTCCCATCGCTTGCCGTTCCAGATCAGCCAGTCAAGCTCGTTACAATATCGAATATTCTTTCCGTGGTAGTAGACAACTCGTTCCGCGTTGCCGAGCTCCGTTAAATGAAACGCCGGCGGAGTGTCAATGATCTCTTCGGTATCCTCAACTTGAGAATTTTCGGGATGGGAAATATATACTTCATACGGCTGTTCCTGCTGCTCTTCCAGCAAATCAGAAATTGTCGTATGAGTAGAATAAACGGCCGCGGCAATGGTCATTTCTCCATATGTAGCGCCATCGGATGAATGCTGTCGATCCCATTTCTCCCGGAACAAACCTGATTCGCGAAACATTGAATCCATTTTTGCGGGATCCTTATCCGTCCAGAATGCCAAATGATTACACAAAGCCATATCTGTGGCCGAGTGATCATCATTTATCAGATGACCGTTAAACAGATCCTGAATGCTCTTCCCGTTCTTGCTGTTGAACATCCTTTCCCATATCTCCTTATTAGAGAGGTTGCTCATATCACGGGATGAAGCAGCAGGGAGTTTGGAAGGTTTCGATTCTTCTTTTTTATCCTTCAAATATTTCTCGAAAAGCTCTTTGAGCTCGTCCGTTCGTTCTTCAACGGCCCCGATCCCGAGACTATTGCCGGTAAAGGTGAAATAACGGCCATGGCGGTATACTTCCAGCCCAAGTTCAGGATTTTTCCTACCTGTGCCCGGCCCCCGCAATGGGATCTTACCTTTTGTGATGATGTGGACTCCTTTGCCGCTGGGTGAATATTCGGTGTAACTGCTAATGGCCTGAACGATTTCCTCAGCGAATGGGGACAAGACACCGTCCTCCACACAATGATCTATGTCTATGCCGATGAACGGATCATCTTTTGAAAACATGAAGCCGATCCCGTCATAATCTCGATCGTTATAGAATTTCAAAACGGTCGGGAATGTCGACCAGGTTCTTTTATTACTGGATTGAGCCATGCTGCCGTCAATCTGGTACGGCACTTTTGTTTTCTTACCGTCACGTTCTTCGGAACGCCATAAAATCCACTGAGGGGCGTTTTTTAGCTCTTGCGGTATGTTTTTAAATTCGTACATGTGATAATTCCCCTTTAAAAACGAGGGAGCTATACACTCCCTCATATGTGTTTTTTATGATCAAAACGGTATATCATCGTCACTGATATTAATTGGTTCGGTTTCCGGTGCTGGCGCTTCTGACGGCTTAAACGCTTTGACTTCTGGATATTTCTTGCCGTTATGTTCTCTTTCCCCGACAAGCAGGCGAACCGGTTTATTCAGAAACGCCTTGGCCCATTCGATATGATCCTTAAATTGCATTCCGTTTGGAAAACCCGCGGCCTTTGATGCTTGGTGAAATCTCCACATTGCATTTTCCGTAACGGTGAAATTGTCGTATAGAATTTTCTGGCCCTGGCATGGCTGCTCAACGTCAGAACGAATTTCATAATCTACGACAAGGCGCTCATTTCCGGATGCAGCCGTTTTGGCTTCAAAGTTGATAACTGTCGCTTCGTATTCTCCTGGTTTAATCGGTTCAAAAGCTTCACCTTTGCTGTGGTCTACTGTAAACATTATTTTTCCTCCTTAGTCTTTAAAGCTTGTAATCTATCAAGTGCGGCAGATGCCAACTTAATAGTCCATTGATCAAGTTTTTTATTTGCTTTGATCTGAAATTCTTCAATCATCTGGGCGGCTGTTTCGTTGCCGGCGACGATTGTTTTAATTTCATCAATCAATCGAATCCGTTCGGCTTCTTCCTCTGCTTTCACGTCAATACCGAGCTCAAGCCATTGGTAAAGCTTGCGGCCGACTTCTGGATTGAGTTTAAAAGAAGAGCCTTCAAACATGCGGGTATTATCTTTGGAAGTTTCTGCCAAATGATCAATACCAATATTGAAATTGAGCATGAATTCATACTCCATTTCGTCTTTTTGCACAGGCTTGGTCCCGACCTTACGCGGCGCCATTTTCCCCTCACTGTTCGGCTCAACAACGTACTCAGTTTTGGTCCGAAGCGTCGCCAGAATGTGGACGTCATTTTGCGTTAACGTTTTTATTAATTTCGTAGTTTCGGGCGCAAGTTTACCCCAGTTTTGAAATGAGTTACCTTGCATTTCCCCATGTTTTTCAACAATGCCGCCTTCCCCCGCCCAATTGTGGGAAAGCGAGTCAATTATGACAACTTCTGCACCGGCTTCCTTAATTGCTTCAAGAGCCATTTGATACCGTTCTGTGGTATAAGGCGGTGTAAAATCGATGTGCTTGAAGCTGCCAATCCGTACATCATCAAATTGCAAGTTTGCATACAGTTTGGCGCGACGGTGCTCAGTATCCACAACACCAATCTTTGACCAGACTTCCTTATCACTTGCATCCGGGTATGCTTCCCGCATCATTCCGTAAGCGACAAGCAGGGCACCGGCAGTCTTTCCGGATCCACTCGGTCCGATAAAGCCGACAATTGCCTTTTCCTTTTCACGCTGTGCGTTTGTGACTTGAAACATCTATTACACCTCCACTTTGAAGCTTGTGGAGGCAGGTTCTATTTCTACCCCCGGAACAGCTTGTCCATTTTCATCAACGACAACCTTTTTGCCGTCCACCTCTTTGATAGACAGAGATTTTTTAAAGTCGCCCCATTTGACATCTTCTTTGATAAATTCAGTGAGACCGGCCTCTTTCACATGCTTGAGAAGCTGATCCTTATCGGTTGGCTTAGGCTGTTCTTTAATTGCCCTGCTTTTTGACTTGCCGTAAGGAGTGGAAAGTGTTTTTGCTTTCGGATCCTGCTCGAGCTGCTTTGAGTGATAAACGCTGACCAGGTTTTCAAAAAACGCCAGATTGTCCGCGACAGGTTTTAGCTCCTGAGTTTCCCATTCATCGATCCGCTGCCTTTCGGTTGCCGCCAGAGCCTTGATTTCTTTTTCCTGTGTCTTTAAAGCAGCTATTTTCCGAAACGCCCAATTTAGACTATTCATGTCCGTAATCTCAAACTGTGGACGGCTCTCCTGCTGCAGGCTATTATTTGAAATCTCGTTTAGTTCAAACGCCTGTAAAGGATTCATCTATATTGCCTCCTAATTGATTTTGTAATAAACTCCATTTAAAATAAGGTTGTTAAGTGTTGTTTTTAGTCGCCTCTGCCAAGGCGGCTTTTTTATTCATAAGCTGACGGATAAAATGCAGTCATTTGAATTTTCCTGTTAATTTCAGTCTCGTACCAAAAGCTATTATCATAGGAACGCTGATTAATCTCTGTGTTCAAATTTTCAGCGGCATCTTTCACGTTTTGAAGAGCTGCCTTTTCATTTTTACAGTGATAGACAATGTCAATCCTCCCACCATTTCTCAATGCATATTCGACAAGGTGCAATACTGAGTCAATCTGTTTTTGATCCATTTTCATCCTCCTTTTCTACCTCGTCTTTCAAATATTCCAAAGGATATCCGTAACGGTTGATCTCTGTGATCATTGGATGTTCGATATTCATTGATACACTCTCCTCACAGTTGAAACATTAATCCCTCTGCTTGCGAATTTGGACGCGATTTCGTGAAGCCGGACAACCTGTTCCGGGTGCTCCATCCGTTTAAGATCCTTGCAATTTAAAATGATTGTCGCCGCAATTTCTACACATCCTTCAAAATCATGTTCCTCGATCGCGGCAGGCAATTCCGCAATAAGATCTCGCGTTGAAATGAACAGCCTTTCCGCCTTTTCGCGGTCAGTTTTTAGAAATCGGTTTAGGTTCATTCTTGCTCCTCCTTTTTTTGGTATAATGTCCCTATCAATACACGATAGGAGGTGTAGTCAAATTGGATAAAATTCAAGATACAGTTAATGACATGAAAATTATCAGTCAAGCCTTACAAACTCTTAAATTGGAAAGTCTCAGTTTGAATAGCCCAATAAGTGAAAGGTTTGATATTACTTTTATTGGAGAGAATTTCAATGTCATTAACTCTTATGAACTTCGGAATGTCCTTGAACATCACTTTAATTTGAATATCCCGCATGAGGCGCTCTTAGTTGTAATACCTCATGTCTGCAAAGCAAATAATATGAAATTTGAGGGATTTCAAGATTTAAAAGATTCAATCAATCAAGAGAAAACAGTATCCATGTATCAGATAACACTGACCTAAATTACTAAGAACTTTTTATTAGCCTCAGGTATAGGTAAAGGCTTTAAACCAAGTTTTACTCTTACATCGTTGACAGAGATTATTCCTGTTTTTAACTGTTCTAAAAGTAACTCAGCCTCTGTTGCCGCAGGGGTTGATTTATTTTGTTTTTCCATTTTCCTACCTCCTTTTGATTTTTAGATATGCTTCTTCACAAATGCTTGATAAATCTTCATAAAACGTTCCGCCTCGCTTAAAGCAAGCCATTCTTTTGTTTTGATCTTCATTTTCTCACCTCCCTTCAATGGGTCATAACATCTATAGCAATGTCGTTTTTATCAGCGAATTCTTCAAACAGACTTTTTTGTCCTGAGGCTCTTCCTAAATCACTAACTGTCGATACTAAGGTAACCATGAATAAAGTGATATCCGGATTCTGATAATCCCAAAGGAAATCGAATACCTCTTCTTCCGTTCCTATGCAATTGTCTATTCCTTTTTCTTTGACAGCATGCATGGTACTGAAATAGTCTTTCATTCCAAACTTTTCACCATCATACTGCTTACGGATGGGGAACATCTGCATCAATTCTCCGGGTGTAAGCTTTCCTATTACGGTTTGAATGAACTCAATTAAACGCAGCTTTACTTCTAGGAAACGGCGTGATCTAGCCTTCTCCAGGTTGATCATCTTGATTCCAGCAAACGCGATTTTCTTGAAATCGTCTGTATCAATTTGATTAGTTCTTTGTATTTTTCTCGCACTCTCAATTACCGCTTTTTGAAACATCCTGTGGTAGATTGAGTAGTGGTCTGGCTTTCGAGTACCCTCGATCACTTTGAGTTGTGTTTTCATGAAAATCCTCCTCATTTGCTTAGTCCGCAGGGGCATCTTCCTCTTTTACTAGGAATGCTAGTCATCTTCCCCTACAATCACAATGTGATCTAATGCGAAGCGGAGACAGGAATCAATTAATTTATGTAACTTGATACCTGTTTCTGCACTTAAATCTTTTAACTGTTGATGTGTATCTGTACTAATCACCACAACTTTTTGCGCTTTTTCGGGCTGTTCACGTTTTAGTTCTAGTGTGCATGTCATGATAAACCCTCCTCATTTTTTAGGTCTGCATGATATTTAATTGCCATTGGTATTTTGATGTGATGGTCAGTGTATGTCGTTTCATTCCCTTGAGCTGTTGCTTTTTTTGAGTAACAGCTATCCACACTTCTTCAATCTTGAAATAGATCATTCAGAGTGCAGCCAAACAATTTGGTAAGCGCCTTTGCTTCTCTTAAAGTAAATTCCTTTTTCCCACGTTCCTTTTCATGGTAGGTCTGTGGATGAATACCGATTTTTCGAGCGACATCTTTTTGATACAATCCACGTTCTCGACGAGCAACGTAGAGTTTATGTATCATGACGCCTCACCAACACCGTACTTAATGGCCATTTCCTTCACGATCGCTAGATAAATTTCAGTCAAGCGAGCATCATCGCCAATAACGTCCATTTTGTTTACCTTGTCTATTTTTGACTTAGGCACACCGTTTAAGGCCATTTCGGATTTCTTATTCGTAAGCCTAATGGATAAACGACACCTCGCTCTATCTTCCAACAATTGATAACTTTCTTTCCTAACATCTGCATAGGCTTGGAAACCGCCTTTTGATAGCGCAATAGCATTGATGATCTTGTTCACTTTCTTTTTCCATTCAGTAGGATTAAGCGAAAGAACTTCTTTAATGTTGTCTTGCTTCTTTTCAACAGCATCAAGGCGTTTGTCTTGTTCCTGCTGCTTTAGTTGTGTACGGGCTACTGAATCAAAAATTTGCTTGAACATTTGTAGTTCAGGGCTTAACTGGGATGTATCAATTTGAGTTTGCTTGACGTTGTAATACTCATCCACAAGCATTTCATAAGCGTCCCAGGCTTGATCGGTATTTAGTGACTTCGCATGAAGCCATGCACCTTTTTCCGTCCAAAGGTAGAGCGTTTGGGCGTTTTTTGAACCATCCTCAATTTGCGTATGGTTGATAAAATCCCGTTTTTCCTTCCCTTGCAAAGAGTAAAAATGTTTCCCTTCTTTAAAGCGATTTATGTTACGTTTAAAATTCTCGGAGATCCGACGGTTATTCGTCCCATAGCTTTCTGCCAACTGGGTTGTTGTTAAAACACGTTGGTTATTCTTTTCAATAATTGATAGATTCATGGTTTCTCTCCTTTTTTCGCATTTCATGCGACATACTGATTAAAAAAAAAAACTGTTGCTTCCTTACTCGTTAAACCTAGAACAGTACATATTAGATTTGCTTCTTTAATTGAGAAAGTTTCTCCGTTACTATTGAGTTTTCTATAGAATGTACTTCTATCTACGCCAATTTTTTTTGCAAGCTCGCCGATAGTCATTCCATTTTCGACAATCTTCCCTCTTAACTTATTTACATTGACCACGCTATCACCCCCTTTTCTATTTTCGCATATAGTGCGATTTCGATTTTCATTATAGGCTCTTATTTTCTTAAAGTCAACACTAATTTCGCAAATATCAATAAATAAACGATAAAAAAATTATCTTTTGTTGCATATATGCGAAATAAGTGTTATTCTAACATTGGGAGGTGAAGAGAATGACAGTAGGAGAAAGAATAAGAAGTAGAAGAAAACAACTAAATATGTCAGTTGACCAGCTTGCCCAAAAACTGAAAAAAAACAGGGCAACGGTTTACAGGTATGAAAGTAATGAAATTGACAACATGCCCTTGACAGTACTAGAACCCTTAGCAAAGGCATTGAATGTTACTCCTGCATACCTAATGGGATGGGAAAGCACAGAACCTGTTCAGCTATCAACCAAATACCCATACTACCCGATAGGCATATCCGCCGGCCTTCCTTTATGCATAGACAGCATAGATGAAAACAATGTGGAGTACATCTTAATACCGGACAACCTTATGGGCAAATGGGCAGGTAGGAAAGACATCTTTATGATGCGGATTAATGGAGATAGCATGAATAGGATTATGCCCCACGACTCACTGATTGCAGTAAGGCCTGTACCATTATCCAATCTACGCGATGGAGATATAGTGGTTTACAGTGACGGCGGGGATTATGCTGTCAAGAGATTTTACCGCAGGGAAGATAAAGTTATATTTAGGCCTGATTCTTCCGATTTAAGTTTTACGGATTACGTAACATCTGCTGATAACATCGATTTAAGAATTCACGGAAAAGTAGTTCTATATATCGCAGAATTAGATTAAGTTGTTAGCACTAAAAATTTAATCACAGGCGGGACGATCACCCGCCTTTTTTTAAAGGAGTGAATTTAGTATGCCTGTCTATAAAGACAAGGAAAGGGGAACATATTATTTTATCATATCCTATACAAACAGAAATGGAGAATACAAACAGATAAAAAGAAGAGGATTTAAATCAAGCGGAGAAGCGAAGAGGGCTGAAGCAGAAACCCTTTTACGACTAGAAACTGACGACGGAGAAAATGAAGATAATCCAACTTTTGAATTTGTCGCAAAAGAATACTTGAAATGGTACAAAAAAAGAAGAAAGGCATCATCATATTTAAAAACAAGTAGCATTATAAATACTCACTTGATACCAAGGTTCGGGAGCAAGAAAATTAACAACATTCGTTCAAGGGACAGAATGCGTTTTCAGAATGATTTGCTTGATAGATATGCCGTTGCGCACGTCAAAAAGATACATCAAGTTTTATCGGCTGTATTTAACTTTGCGATTAAACAAGAGTACACAAAAGATAATCCAGCACGTTTAGCAGGAAATGTGGATATAGAAGAAGATAAACACATCAATTATTGGACGTTAGACGAGTTTAAAGCGTTTATTCAACACGTAGATGATCAGTTATATTATGCACTTTTTATGACACTCTATTATAGCGGTATGCGAAAGGGAGAGTTATTAGCTCTCACATGGGGAGATATTGATTTTGACAGTAACACTATAAATATCGATAAGACCGTTTATAACCGAATAGTGACTAAACCAAAAACAACATCGTCTATACGAAAAATCATGATGCCTAAACACGTAATGAGGTTATTAGCTCAATTAAAAGCAAAAACCAAGACAAAAATGACATATGTAGTATTTGGGGAATTTCATGACCACATTTCAACTACAACACTAGATAGAAAATACGCTGAATACGTTAAGGCGGCAAAGGTTAAAAAAATTCGTCTACATGATTTCCGCCATTCACATGCTAGCTATTTAATTAACAGGAACACAATCCCATCTGTCGTGGCAAAAAGGCTCGGTCACAAGGATGTGGGCACAACACTCAACATATACAGCCATTTATATCCGAGCACAGAAAAAGAAGCCGTCCTCAAAATGGAAGACGACTTCAAGACTGCTGAAATTATTCACCTTAAAGAAGCTTGA